AAGAGTTTCACCAGTCTTTAGTTCATTAACTTGGATGACAGATCTATCTGAAGATCCACCAGTAAACAATGCTCTAGACGCAAGCCATTGTGAAGCTAAAGTTTTTTCCTCTGGATTATCTGAACTTAACATTCTATCAATTTGTTGTTGCTGAACTGCGAATGTTATTTGTGAAAGTATTTCTTCTCTACTAACACCCTCTTCTCTATTATGCAATCTTTGAATTGTAGATTCTAAGTTGCTTTTCAATTCTTTAAAAGCGGGGTCATTGTGATCTGTATTCTTTAATACAGAACTTAGAGTAGTCTTTAAGAAGTTTTGAAGATTAGTTCTTGATTTTAACTTACCATTCTTATCATAGTATTGAACTTCTTTTGGTAATTTTTTCATAAAAGAATCATAATTTTTATAGAAACTTTTATTAATATCATTAACTTCTTTTAACTGTCTTCTAATTTCTGAAAGATTTCTACCTTTGATTCCCAATGATTCTGCGACATACCTAAGGTTTTTTTCCACTAGCTTTTCACAATCCATGTCTCCCGGCTTACAGTGAGTTCCTTCTATCATGTCAGTCATGTTCTCAATATCTTGCTGTCCAAGTTTTAGTTCTTCTGCTTCTAAATCATAGTAATTCTTTAAGCTAATATTCAAAGCATACCCAGCAGTGAAATTATCCATATTCTCACTGCACCATTTAGTTAATTTCTTCTCTGAGCATATCTCTTCTTTTGTTATTGGCTCTTTACTAACTAATTTTTCTGCTTTAACTCTTGGATAACCCTCTCTCACTAAAGCTTCTACCGCAGCCTCTCTCGTATTAAATATTTCTAATGCATCAGCTCTTCTTCCATAACCTGTCACTTGACCCATTGGAATAATGAAGTCTGGATTTCTAACCATTATTCCTCTTGCGGTCATTTTTTGCAGTCTAGTAATCAATTGATTTACTGGGAAAGTTGGGTCATCTAAATTCTCTCCGAACATTTGACCTAACTGAGAGAATAGCGCATCGTCTGAATTTAAATCTGATGCGAGAGTTCCACCGACTAGTTCCTGGTTTTGCTTTTCTTGAACATATTCTCGGAATGCATCTCTTACATGACTTATCTTATCTTTCCATTTTAATAGATAATCTCTGGCTTTTCTTGAGCAAGCATTTTTCTCAGGTCCATCGGGCATCTTAGTGCATTGTCTGGTCATGAAAGCTGCAATATGCAAATCTTCCAAGAACTGCCCACGTAATACAGATGCCTGCGCTGGCTGCGATACCTTTATAAAGTCTTCAGTTGAAACAGTGAGATCTATTTTATTCCCGTTCTCATCAATTAATGTCTTTGCACCCTCACCAATCAACAGTCTCATGTGGTCAGACGTATCTGCGAACAGCATTCCTTCCCCGGTAAACTTGTTTCTTATGATAATTTGACCAGTCTTACTGCTGATGATTACACTGTCTCTTAGCCAGTCAGATTCGTGTTTAGTTAACTTTCCACCCTTTTTAATTAAAGACAAAGCATATTTTATATATGCTGATGTTCTTTCTTTTAATTTCTGATCTTCTCCTGTAGCTAACTTAGCTTTACATTGTTGAACATCCTCTGCACATCTTTCAGAGATATATCTATAGTTATCAATTGCTCTGGTTATAGTTCCACTATCACCTGTATTGAGTAGCCTAGTAAAACCTTTTTTAAGTTTTTCACATTCTAAAGGATCTTTGAGAGTTTCACAAATTCTTTCAGTTATTTGATTGTATTCTTGTTGAGCTAAATAGCTTTCTCTTGGCCCGAATGGATAGGTTGGTCCTGCAACAACACCTTGCCCCATACCACCAGCAGCGCCTTGATCTAAGCCCTTACCACCCCCAGCTTGAGATTGGCCTGAGAATAACCCTACGAATTTTTTATAACCATCTGGACTTGTTTGTGGATTAATATCTATTGCTCTGCCACCAAATCCATTAAAAAATATTTGAGCAGAACCTTTTCTGTCAACCCAAATTTGACTACCTGGAGCTTCTGCTACTTGAACTCTATAATTTGGGGATGGTTGTTGTTTTACACTATCAGCTTGAGAGATATATTGTTTAGCTTTTGCTTCAGCGTTAGGATCTAAGCCTGTATCTTCTAGAAGTCTTAAACTTCTTTTTTTTAATCGGCTGTAGCTCTCTAATAATTCGTTAAAGTAATTCATACAAGTATTATAGCAAAATAGCCTACCACTAAGGATAGGCTATTTAACATTTAAATTAATAATTAATAATATTAGGCATAATTGAAGTAGTCGAGGAAGTCATATCTAAACTCTACTTCAATAGTTGCGAAATCATTTGAATTATAATTCTTCTCTGAGAATCTTACAGACTTTGGATAAACACCATAAAGCTCTATAGCAGCATGGGGAGTTCTAGTATTATCAAGTTCTACAATTCTCATTTTGTTAGCCTTGAACGTCTTGTTACCTGGACCACCTGGGGCTGATAACTTGGTCATGTCACCAGTCAAAGGATCGTAGATAGTTCTAAACCAGTTCCACAAGCTTTGGCAAGTCTTACGTAGATACAAGTTATCAAACGTAATACTTACTGATTCAAAGGTTGGAGTTCCAGGGAAGTAAACTTTATCGTTTACTCTAGCTACTTGAATATCATCAACACCATATCCAATAGCTCCAACTTGTTTTGCAGCCAACGTCAAATCAGTTTGCTGTTGACCACCAATGTTAGGTGGCAATCCGAAGAATTGAACTTCAAACTGATATGACCTTACTGAATCTAGAACCGTTGAAATCTTAGGGAGGCTCTCCCCTGGTTTAAACGGACGATAATCATTTTTATAAAAACTTTGAACCATATTAATTATCCACTAAATTTAGCTGACTGATTAGTGAGGTTAACCTCAAAGACGATCCATTCTGCGGTCTTCGTGGGCTTGATGAGGATCTTGCACCATAGCTCATTTCTATCAACTCTCAATGGAGTGTTGACAGTCTCGTCACAGATTACCTTGAAATCTGTTATACCTCTTCTAGCTTGGATATCAGCGAGAAGGGCTTCAGCCTTATCCTTTATGATATCCCAAGTGAATGCGTCATTAGGTTCAAACAAGTCTTGACGACCAGTTTGCAATAGAACCTTTCTGAGGTAAATCATCAATCTTCTAACGTTAATTCTATCCAGTGAAGTGGCAGCTCTTTGAGCAGTCTTTTGCCCGAAGATAGTTATACCTTCTGGGGTGAAGTTTACAACTGGATTAATGTTGTTAGTGTATAGTGAGTCACGATCACCTTGGTTCAAAGGAACTTCGGTGGCCGTTGGCTTGGTTAATCTACCTCTTCTGAATCCAGCAGGAGCGAACCAAGTTTCAGCGACATTATCAGTGAATGCCATTTGTCTAATAGCGAAGATAGCGGGATCATACCACATATCCTTAGCTGAGAAGACATCGAATACTTGAACCCATGGCCAGAACACAGATGCCCATGAACTGTTTATAGCAGCAGTTCTATCAGTCTTTCTGCCGTTCATCCAATCAGTAGCCTCTTGAACAGTATCATATCCTACAGGGGGTGATACTACAGCCAAGAAGTTTTGGGAAGTTTCGGCTAGAGTTACTAAAGCATTTTGAACTACTTGATCATTTATTCCAGGGACAACAGCCATAGAAATGTTTAGTAGATCGTCGTCTAATGCGTATATGCCCGTCTTCAGAGTTTGGCTTCCAATGATGGCAGTGGAGTTTTGGCTACCGTTGGTTCCACCTGAGACAGTGTAGGTCCCATTCTTCAACTTGACGAACGCTGGATCACCGCTAGTGGTTAGCCCAGCATTAGTAGTTATCTTCAACGAATCAGTGGTAAGACCTAGATTGCTTAAAGACTTAGTAAAGTTAGAAAGTCTTGAAGTGTTTACAGCACCATTTGCACCGCCGCTAAAGTATATTTCACCCTTGATATAATCAGAAGTCGGGTTGGTGATTCCAATATTAATTACATCCTCTATAAAGTTAGCGCCATCAACTAGGGATACCTTAAAGGTTTCTGAGTTGACACCATCACTGTTAACGTTTAAATAACTTATATCAGCACCACCAGATTCAATATCTACACTCAATCCAACAGTTTGACCAGTGCTTGGAATCGTAGATAAGTTATATCCAGTTCCAGGATATTGTGATTGAACTACATAAGAGAATGCTGGTGAACTTACGTCTGCGCCATAGACAGTAGTGGCGCTAGTTATAGTTCCAAGACCACCGCTTACAACCACAGGATAGAATGCGGAAGGTATCAAAGCAGCAGTAGTAGTGTAAGAAGTGCTTGAGAATGCGGAAACAGTCAAAGCAGCTAGTCTGCCAGGGTAAGATCCAACTAACCATCCAGTAGTAAGATTATCAGAATCAAATACCATACTGAAGTGATCAGTCTTTGCAGCACCAATTCCAACTACCTTAGCTATAGCAGAAGCCTGACCCAATCCAGCAGATATATTATCCGTTGAGGATGGAACAGCGTAGGCTTGGCTATCTAATACCGTAGCACCGTTCGTATCCTTTACGGTTACTTTTAGGTATAGGTTGCTTGAAACGCCGAATGAACTTGCAACAAATTTTACGGCAGGACAGACACCATATTGAATGGTTGCAGAGGCATTTGCAGCATCGCTGCTAACTGCTCTTACATATCTTATTTGATTCGTGGTTTCAAGAATTTCTAATGCACCTTCCAATCCTTGGCCCTGAAGGCTTTCCATTGGACTACCGAAGGTGTTTAATAGATTTTGTTGGCTAGTAATAAGGGTAGCCACATTGGTTGGGCCCTTAGTCGCATAACCTACAATACCAACAATTGAAGATTCAATGTTTGGTGGA